TCTGCAAACTTACCTGCTGCATCAAATACTGTAGGATTTAAACCATTTTCTAAAAATACTCTAAAATATCCTTCTCTAGTTTGTTCATACTGTGTCTCATTCATTCTGATAGAACCATCATCTCTCATAATGCCTGGATAAAATATTTGATAGTCAGGGCTTGCACGTACAGCAGATATAGCAAATGTTGCATTACCTGTCTCTATATAATTATCTGTGTATGTCTGTAATAAAGAGCCTTTACCTTTTAGCCAAGGCACTACATCTTCTATTTGTGTAGGTGTAAATACTTCTTCAGGTGCATCTAGTGGTTCTGATGCTTTACCAAAGTCTGCAAAAATACCTTCTAGTCTATCAAAAAAATCTTCATTAGAAGTAACAGCGTCTGTAGGTTGTGAGCTTTCAGTAGTAGGGTCATAGTTACCTACAAGGTTTTCTGATATGGCTCTTCTTATTCCTGTTCCTGCTAAGTTTTCTCTGAGGCCTGCATCGTCTTCTACTTCAACAAACTCTCCATCAATATATAGATTTAACTTACCATCTTCTGTTACTAAACTTTTACTTATACTGTATTCTTGTAAGACTGCATCTGTAAATGCCATTAATATACTCCTGTTATTGCGCCACCTGCGATGACTTGACTTAGGCCTTGACCTCTTAATCCTGATGCCATTTTACTTAAAGCACCCTCATCATTAACACCAAGAAAATGTTGACGTGCTATTTTTTGTACACTAGAAGTGTCTTCTGTATTTAGCAGTGTATAGACTAAATCTTTATCTCTACCATTTTCGTCAAAGTTACCTTCTTTAGATAATACAGGACGTAGAGATGCTAATGCGATATTATAGCTTTTGCCTTTATATCTATCTGAAACGTTAGCATCCCACACCTCTTGTAACTGCGCATCTAATATTGCGTCTCCACCTTGTATCCCATAAACATTTGATAAGGTTCTTTTATCCTCTGCTGTAAAACCACCACCTAAATCAGGACCTAACTTAGATAATATTTTTTGCTCTACCTTATTTATATTTGCTTTACTTATACCTACGTCTACCATATTGTCAGCTATAAACTGTGTAAATGTAGGGTCTCTGTATCCTGGTAGCTCAGGGAATGCAAGCAATCTAAATTGTTCTGCTAACATACCACTGTCATATTTACCTGTAAGTCTTTGGTTATATAAGAAGTCAGTCAAGGTTTCATCGAGGTCTACTAATCCATACTTAGTCATAAGACCACTTACTTCTAACATAGCTTTGTTTTCTAAGTTTCTTAAAGTAGCGTTTGATTCACTATCTGTACCAAGTGCTATTGCTTTAAAATATGTAAGTTCATCACCAGTTAGGTTGTTAATAATATTACTGTTTATTGCATAATCAGTATATGATAATGTCTTACCTTCAAATAATGATTCTAGGTAGGTATTTAAAACTGAGTATTGTCCACCAATATCTTCACCTAATTGATTTACAGCACCTGCTTCTTCTTTCTCTAATAAGAAACGGTTCTTAACTGCTTCTGCTTTTATTTCAGATATAAATAGTTCAATAGGGTTTTTATCTTTAAACTCTGCAGGTATTTGTTCTAATACACCAAAAAATACAGATGTACTTAATACATCGTCAGGTGATTTATCTTCAAAGTTCTGTCCATCAAACAATGTATCTGATGTGTAATATGTATATAACTCTTCTTCAACTAGAGGTATTTTCCAAAAGTAATAATATGTACCATCTACTTCTCTAACAAAATCTGCTTGTGCAGCTACAGGTATTTCTACATCTGTAGCAGGTTGTGTTGGTGGCTCTGAATAAATATAACCTTCTGCGACTGCTGACCTAAAGTCTGCAAAATCTTTTGCTTCACCTTCTTCATTATAAAATAATGCCATTACTTATCACCTAACTTTGCTTTTTGTCTACCTAGTTCAGCTACAAACTCTATTATACTTTGGTCTACACCATCATACTTTCTATTTAAACTTGCCATCTCTCTATCAGCATAGCCTTCTGCTCTCATCTCCATACCTAAAGTTGGTTGTGTTTCTGTTGGCATAGGAGGAGTAGGTGGTTGAGATGGTACTATTTTATTTATATCCATAAAAGCATCTACATAAACTCCTATTCCTGTAGTTATATCTTTCATTTCGTCTTCGCCTCTACCTGCTAGTTTACCTCCTGCTATGAATGGTTTTACATAATCTAAGTATCCTTCAAATTGAGCAAATGGGTCATTGTTGTTTCTTCTAACATCAGGAAACTGACTACTTCCATCTTCTAAATCTTTTTTAATTACATTTAAATAATGTATAGCAAAGTTTGTATTGTATTGAGGGTCTTCTAATTTTTTTTCAAATTCTGTTACAGATAACATTTCATTACCAAAAAAACTACGTAAAGTATTATCAGGTTTTGTACCATCATAAAAAGAACTAGCGTTTATTTGAAACAAACCAATAGCTTCTGTATCTTTGTTTTTAGCTAATGTATCAAAAGTAGATTCATAGAATGCAGTCATTGCAAGTATTGGAATATCTTCTTCTGCTGCTCCTGCATTTCTAAGATATTCAATAACTTCTTTTGTATTTGTTTTTGCCATTACGTTGGCGCTCCTCTCTCTAATGAGTTTAATCCACGATTAGCTGCTAATAAATTCTGTGTAGCTCTGTCAAATGTTTGTTGTTTTTCTAAGAAATCTAACTCAGGTTGTATTAAGTTCTGTATTGCAGTACCTAGTTTTTGTTGAAACATAACGCCTTGTCTTTCTGCTTGACCTGCACCAAAGGCACCTAACTCACCAACAACTCTTGCTTCTCTGTCGAATAGTTCAGGATACATTAGTTTTAATTCAGCATCTGACAAATTAGGATTAGCTTCTCTAACTTTTCTAATATCTGCAGTAGCTTGTATTGCAGCAGAACCTGCCTCAATACTACGCAACTCTGCTTCTTTTCGTAATTTATTAACATCTTTAGCAACATTTGCTGATACATTATTAACTAATGTAGTTGCATTTCTTATATTATCTAATGTAATACTTCCTCCTGGAAAATACTGTTGCAATGTATTTAACATTAGATAGCCTGCAGTTGCCTCTGAAAATTCAGGTACTTCTGTAAGAACATCTGAAAATCTTCTTTCTTCTGCTGTGGATACATCTTTATCTAATTCATTAAAGAAAAAATCTTGTACTTCTTTATTTCTTACACTATCCCAAGCATACTGAGTTTCTTCTTGACCTAATCCTAAAAAGTCTAATAATGAACCTGCAACTTCAGGTATTGGTGGCACACGACCTTCACGGTTATGTTCTGCCATAGCTTCTTCAACGGCTGCCTTTGTTGCATTATCAAACACTTCAGGTTGGAAAGAAGTTCTTAAATATCCTGCACGTATTAATTTATCTTGTAATTTACCTATATAAGTTTCAGGAACTCCTGAGCGACCAAACAATGAATCTGACATATCAGGTAAATATACAGGAAATTCTCCATACTCATTACTACCTTTTTGTAGTTCTTTATATCCTAATGGGTAACCTCTGTTTGCAAATCCTAAAAACTTTATATCAGGTGCTACTGCAATTAACTGTCTAATTATTTCTTCTTCACTTATAGGCCCTAAAGGTTGTATTTCATCATTAAAATCTAATCTACCTACTTCTCCATCTTGAACAACTGCTCCTGGTATCTGACCCATTTGAACAGCATTTCTTAAGATTGAATCTATAGCATCTGCAGATAGTGCTTCTACTTCAGGTTTAATAACATTTGCACCTGTTGTAGCACCTCCTGGACCACCAGGCATACCTGCTGCTCCTCCTGTAGCAGTTTCTTCTACTTCTTCTACATCTTCTACTACATCAGATGGTCTAGGTTCTCCTCTAATACCTGCTCTAAAATCTGCTAAAAACTTTTGAACTGTAGGGTTATTAGGATTAACGTTTGTTGTTATATTAGGATTTAATGCTCTAACAACATTCAAACCTAAACCTTCAGATGGTTCAGTACCAGTGCTTCTAAGTAATACTTGTAATTGAGATGATGGTAAATCAGACACATCTTCTAAATAATCTAAAGCATCTTCAGGTTTCATTAAAGCATTTTTGATAGCGTTTCCTAAAAAGTTTAAAAGTTTTGAAAATTCATAAACGTCCATTAAATATTTGCTCCTTCACCTAATAGTTTAATCAAATCTTCTTCTATTTGCTTGCTAAGAATATCTTGCCATACATAGTAAAACTCAGGATACTTAGTGTAAAGTTCTTCAGCGTGTTTTCTAAATGTTTCTCTAACATAGTAAGATGTCAAACGTTTTGGACTTACTTGTAATTGTCTAGCTTGAACTTGTAGTATTTCTACAAAATTATCATATGATTGAAAGTAAATGTTCAAGGCCTTAGCAACATCGTTATCTTGCATATCAGGTCTTGCAGCACCTTCTCTTAACTGTCTAATTATATTATCCATATCTGTAGGGCCTGGTGTTCTTGGTTGTATGTCATATCCAGGGAATACTTCACGTAACGCTTCATTAATTTGATAAAGCATTTCGTTTCTTACTTTAACACTTGCTACATAGTTATCTGATGATGGGTCAGTAAGTTCTCTTCTTTTCTTTTCCATAGCTAATCTACCTGCAGCCATATTGTACAATGCAGCCCATTCATTAAGTTGTAAATCATATCTTGCAATACCATCACCTATTGCATCAGCATCGAATGATTGTATCCACGCAACATAACTAAACTCGTCTAATGGACTATCAGGGTGAAAGTAATATGCAGCATCAGGCAAGTCTTGAAACAATTCTTCATTTGCCTGAGCTAAACCAGGTTCTGTATAAGGTGTACGTCTTACTTCTTTAGATTTTGATATAAGTAATGCAGTTGGATTATATCCAAACAACTGA